ATGATTCATCTTCAAAGTAAACTCTATACCTTTCTTTGTCAATTTCATTTTCTGTTTTAACAGTAGCTTCAGTTTTCATTGGAACTGTTTCGGCAGGAGTAGCATCTGTTACAACTATAACCTTTTCAACTACCTCAGGCTTTGGACTAAAGTCAGTCCATATCTGTTCTGCAGCTACGTTAAACGTAAGTGTTAATAATACTATTAGTAATGTTCTCATTGGATCTCCATGTCTATGGCATCATTGTAAAGACTATTCATAAGAGTTTTAAGCTTATCTTTATCTAGATCTGTATTCACACCATCTATATAACTTGCCATTAAGTCTGTTGTATTTTCTACATCTTCTATGTTGGTAAGAACATTCTCACCTAAGAATTCAGAGAAGTTCTCAGCTATTTTTAGATCATGTGTATTTAGCTCTGATATTCGTTCAATAAACTTGTCAAACATGAAAGGGTTAGACTTATTCCCTACAATTACTTTGACAAATTTCCCTGTAAGAGTATTTATATCATAATTTGTGTAATCTGTATCAGTATCATCATAATATATTTTCTCAAATAATGTTAGAGGATTAGGTATAGCTTCAATTGTTTTTGTTTCTGTATCGAATACATGAAAATATTTCTGATCATTTGCATCAGCCCATGTGAATTCCATTTGACAACCAAGGTATCTTATGTTACCTTGCTGAGATGAGGCATGATAATGACCAGACAAACACATATCGAAATGTTTAAATGGTTCTACACCCATACCACTTCCCTTTGGTTGTTTAATACCTCTCATCATTTCAAAGTCAGCTAACTCTAAATGACCCATCATAATGCCTTTATTACTTGCTAAGAAGTTCATAGACTCTTCATGATTTTCTGGATTAATCCATGGTACTAAATGAACTTCACATCCATCATAGTTCATGGTCTTAGGTTTCATTATAATATTAATGTTGCTTGTGTAATAACCTAATAGTTCTTTAAGAGAACATAGATCATTTGTGTTCTTATGAAATACATCATGGTTTCCAGGAATAATATCCATAGTCATACCATATTGTTTCATAGGTTCAAGGAAATGTCTACGATTTGCATGTAACGCTTTGAAGTTTACAAACTTACGATGATCATAATAATCACCAAGATGTATTATATTCTTTATATCATTATCTTTACAAAACGGAAAGAATACTTTCTCGTAGAATGCTTCTTGAAAGTCTATGAATATCTGTGAACTATTTCTGACACCGCAATGTGTATCATTTAGTAATGCTATCTTCAAATCCAGGGGTCTCCTAATAACCAAACAACTAAACTGTATCTTGTACCTTTAGTAACTTTATCTACCTTATGCCATCTATCAGATGGGAATACAACAATAGAACCAGCTGGCTTAATCATTTTTAATTCAGTAGGATTTTGTTTCCAATAATCTTTTTCAATATCAATCCACATTGAACCGCCTTCATAATCATCATTTAGATTAACACTAATACTTAGTTTACGTATCTTACCCTGAGAATTTTTTAGTGGTGTTATTGCAGTATCACGATGCCAACCATAATGATCACCTTCTTCATATTGTGCAAATTGAATTGCTTGAACTGGTTCCCACTGGAAATTCCAATCAGCACGTCTATTTGCTACATCAACATATGGTTCTAGTAATTCCATTATCCATGGATCCATTAACCATGCAACTTTAGATTTTCTTAGTGATGTGACTTCGCCTTTACCAGTTTTTGCGTCTACAGCTATCATGTCTTTACCATAACGTATTATATTATCACATTCTTCTTTTGACAGAGCACCTTTAAATGCCCATGAATTATTTTTTAATCTCATCTCTTATCTCCGTGTTTATATTTATAACCTTCTCCAATAAGGTTAACTTACCTTTGCCTGAAATGGCAAAAGCACTTGTATCTTTTGGAAAGCACATGCCTCCAAATCCGTATTGTTGGTCTGGTCCAGGAACCATCATATGACTTGTACCAATTCGTTCGTCCATACCTATTAAATGTGTTAATTCATCATATCCGTATTCACCAAACATTGATTTTAATTCATTAAAGAATATAACTTTTGTGGCAAGGAATGTGTTGATAGCATATTTTGCGTATGCTGCTGTTCTTATATCAGTAAATTTAATATGATTCATTTTAATTCCAGCATGCTGAAACATTGTACACCAATATAAACATTGACGTCCACCAAATATAGAAAACTTTTGGTACATAAATTCTTCTTTTGAATCAGCCTCTGTCAAAAACTCTGGATTTGTTGTAAGATAACGATCATCTTCTAATAAATCTATAAGCTCTATAGATATAGTTGATTTAATTAGGATAGGTACAGTAGATGCATTCTTACGAATGTCATAATGATATTGTTCTACTAGCATATCATCGCATTCACCAGTTGGTCCTTGTGGAGTAGGTAAACACATGATAATGCCATCATAATCATTATAGTCTGGATATAATTCATGCCCAGCAGGAGGATCTAATATTTCTACATTATATTTTTTATATAAGCCAGAGTAGACAGCTTTGCCTACCACACCATATCCAATTATTAAAAATCTTTTCATACGTCTATTATATCATATTTTTACTTAATGTACATGCGTATATACCAATCTGCGAAGTGTTTAATTCCTTCTTGAATTGATGTCTGTGGATGATATCCTAATGATTGAGCCTTACCTATATTTGCTTGTGTAGACTTGACATCTGCAGGATGCATAGGCATAAAGTTCTTTAAAGATACTCTACCTAATTCATGTTCTAAACATTCTATATAATGCATTAACTCATTAGATTCACCTGTACCAAGATCATAAATTTCATGTTGATTCTCTTGGGGTTGGTTAAGCATATACTCTAAGATAATACTAATGCCTTCTACTAAATCACCAACATAAGTAAAATCTCTTTGCATGTCACCCATATTATAGATGTCTATTGCTTTACCTTGAGACATAAGATCTGCAAAGGTATGTAAAGCCATATCCGGCCGGCCATATTCGCCATAGACCGTATAGAACCGTAAACCAGCGGCTAAGAGCGCGGAAGTTTCAAACTGTTTTTCATTAACAAATTTAGACCAAGCATATGGATTAAGTAAATCAGTATTTGCTGTAGATGATGAAGCATATATAACAGGTAATTCATATTCTTCACAAGCTTGAATAAGTCTTTGCGTTGCAGATATGTTTGTATCAATATACATTTGAGGATGTTCTAAAGAATGACGAACACCTGCGTGTGCTGCTAAATGAATAACTAAATCGTAATCTTTTAAACTTTCCCAATCAACTGTTTCAATATCGTTCTCACAGATATGCATATCGAATTTAGCTTCAAGTAGTAAAGCGCGATCACGTTTTAATTGAGGATCATAGTAATCATTAAAGTTGTCTATACCAGAAACTTCATAACCTTTCATAGCTAAGTTCTCAGCTGTGTGAAAGCCTATAAACCCTGCAATACCAGTAATATATATTTTATGCATATTCCATAACCAGTTCTAAACCTTTTTTAACTTTAACCTTCTCTTCCTTCTCAAACTCTTTAATTTGAGTATCGACTTCTTTGATCTTAGAAATCTTCTCACGAAGTGTATCAAGGAATGACTGATCAATTGGACTATTAATATCAATAGAAGATACAAACTCTTCAATGTTTGCTTGCTCCATGAATTTAAATTTGATATCAGCCTGCTTCTTTTCTTTTACAATACGTCTTATAAAAGCGAAGTAAGCGATCTGTGTAAAATAAGAGAATGCGTTAGGTTTACCTGTACGGGTAGATGCATCAATACGATAATTGTATATTGCTTTCAAGCAATTCTCTACACCATCCATTACCATTTCATCTCGGTATGTGTATCTTACAAAGTTTGGTTTATGAGATAGACCTTCACAGATCTTCATAAAGCATATAGCAATATAATCAGGTACAACTGGATTCTTTATTCCATCTTCTTTGCATTTGTTTGCTGCTGTTACGTAGTCAACTACTGCATATGAGAAGTCTCTATTGTTTACGTAATGTGGTTTGTCTCTTGGTTTAATTTTCTCAGGCATAATATGTCCTATTAGTTCAAATGTATATCCATTATAACATATAAAGCTTATATGTACATAGTTAAACGCTAAAAGATGAGCCGCATCCGCAAGTTGTTTTAGCATTTGGGTTACTTACAATAAATCTTGCACCTTGCAGATCTTCTAAATAATCAATTGTAATTCCTTCTAAGTATTGATAGCTCATAGGATCTACCAAAACTGTCACACCGTTTTTCTCAATGTCATAATCACCATCAAGTTGTTTTTCATCTAACTTAAAACCATAACTAAAGCCTGAACATCCACCGCCCATAATATACACACGTAGTTTTTCCTCAGCTGATTTCATTCCAGCTACTTTATTTGCGGCATTATCAGATATTTGCATATTTGTATTCCTTTAAGTAGGGTGCTAATTCAAATATATCTTCATTATTTTGACGTGTAATTAAACAATAATCTATCCATTGCATCATTTTATTATGAATATCAAATTCTTTATTTGGTACAATACTATTAATGTTATTCATACCTCTTATATTTAGATCATCACTCGTATAAAAATCATTGTTTATTTGTGTATAACTCTGAAGATAATTATGTACTTTATCTAAACCTTCTTTTATGTGATGTGGCTTTAAATAAAGAGGTGAACAATACTTTGGAAATGTAACAATGTTTCCCATATTTACTCGTGGTACACCTTTAATATCTTTCCAAAAATCTATTAACTCTGCTATATGCATCCAATTATATATTGATATCGTTCCAAATACAATTACTTCTCTTCCAGCATACTCGTGATATCTATTTATATTTTCAACTGTCTTATCGAAGTGGCCACCTCGTATCCAATCATATAACTTATATGTACCATCTATGCTTGCCTGAATATTCACATCATCTATTCGATGTAACAATTCAATAACCTTATCAGTGACTAACTGAAAATTGGTTGATATCTGTACCTTACACTGTGGATTTGTATCTGCAACACATTCTAATATTCTTATATTATTAGGATCTGCAAATGGTTCTCCACCTTTAATTGTTAAATGCTCTAATCCTGGAATGATCTTTAAAACTTTATCAACATCTGCGTTTGTCATCTTATACATTTCTGTAAAGAATTTATGATTCTCATTCCTATTGAATATAGTATTTTGTTCATATGGTGCCCATTTAGATGAATACTTACCTGAACATGTGACACACATCTGATTACATATATTACTCGTAGATACTTCTAAAAACTTTAATCCATGTTCTGAGAAATCATAACGATTATATGCTTCAAAGCGTGCTGCTCTTCCAGCTTCGTGATGGTCTACACATACTTTACATTGTATTGGGAACTGATCAGTTTTAAACTTATCTCTTATATCGTTATAAACATCAGAATGAAAGAATTCATCAAGATCATGTATATCTTTTATATGACCTATAGCTACACTATCTCCAGCACAACATAAAACTATTTCACCCAATGGGCTAATCGTTAATCCAGTTTCAGGTACTAAACATTTCATAATTTATTTTAAGTCAAGTATGTACAAAGGCTGTTTTGTATGGTATAATAAGAGAGTATCTCTGCGGAGGACAGGATAAGAAGATTAGTGGGTTGTCGCGTTACCTTTCATAACCTTTACTTGTTCTTCCATCATTTCTTTATCAGTCTGTATTTCATCTAATATAATCTTCATATAGTGTGCCTTTACATCATCATTGACATCACTCGAAATCATCACATTAAAGTCTTCGAGAATATGTAATTTCTGTTGAGAGAATGGTAACCATGGTGTTAATACGTAATGCGAATCAGGTTCTACATGTACAT